TAGGGTACCTTAATAAAGCTCTGGCAGGTCGAGCGCGAATGCGCTCTTAGGGTCGCGCGATGCGCGTAGGGTGCCCCCGCGCGAAGCGCGCAAAGGGTTCGAAAAAGAAGAGACAAAACATAATTTTGGTTTATTAAATGTTTATTTAATAGTGAAAAAAAATGTACTAAAAGCCCATTAGGGTGTGTGAGCTAAAAAGCCCATTAGGGTGGCGTGAGCTAAAAAGCCCATTAGGGTTGCCTAATATTTAAGTGTCATCGAATCGCACTCGTAAACTAACCTTAGCTGCTACTTCTAAATTTACATCTGGTGCGTGATTACCAATCCAGAAAACATAGAGTGCATTCGTATTAATTGCCGCGATTGTCGCATCGTTGCTGTCATTGAAAATAGTTTCTACATTTAACTTTTTATACATTTTGATAGTATAGCTTGTTCGATTAAAAGCAGCAACGGCTCCTTGGAGATTAGGCGCAACTCCTATTTCAATAGGTTTATATACATATGGATCGAATGTGTACAATTTATCTTTCAGAATTCTGAAACGATCTCTATTGTTAGGATTTAAATGTGAACGCGGCTCAGCTTCTTGTAAAAGATCAGCTCTTGTTGGCGCTGCTCCGTTTGGTTGAGAATCGATGAATACAATCATTCTAGCAACTTGAGCTTTTGCGATTCGTTGTATTGGCCCTGCATCTTCAACGGAGTTAGCTGGCACTAACATAATATCTCCTCTAATATACAATGAGCGTATCAAGTTTTTACGACCAATTCTGTTATTGTAATCACTTCCTTTGATTGGAATGTGTGCGAGAAGAAAGTTTCCATCTGTATTTACTCTATAACTATTTCCTGGAGTGTCGAAGTATTTTCGTTCACGATTATTCGCGACAGTCATAGGATTAAAACCTCTACGAGCTAGTGGCGCTAAATCACGTTTGTATCCAATTGCAGCTTGATTTGCAGCGGAGCGTTTAATGTAATTTTTTGTAATTACACTTTTTGATTTACTGCCACTTCCATATGACCCTTGTTTATATTGATTCATGCGTTGACTCATGTTAGCTAAGTTATATACACTGAGATTATGTTAAAAAACAAGGCATATATAGTCTCTTCTAACCAATCACTTTGCGATAAAAAACAATATGTTTATTTATTAGTAACGCGCTTAATTACATCCGTCTTCAAAGCGTATTCGTATTCCTACATCTAATAAAACTAAAGGTTGAACTACACTTTGTCCGTTACTTCCAATGAGTAGCATATATAAACCACCACTTTCAATATCAGTGTAATTGCCTGCATCTGTATGAGTGTAATACACTGGAATGTCTACTCGTTCGTATATTTGAATAGGTATGATTGTCTTTTCCATTTGGAATTCATTAGATGCATTGTATAGCAGACATGCTGAAAATGCCCATTGTTCATCTCTAATGATAGTAAACCTTCTACGGTTGTTGGGATTGAGATGTCCTTCTGGATCTACAGTCCATAATACATCATCTACATCAGGTGCTGTTCCTTTACCTTGCCAATCAATAAATATAATCATTCTGTTAAGACTATGAGGTATATATACTTTTGGAATCGGTGGCACTGCGGTTGAAAAAGGACCTAGTTTAATTGATCCTCGTATGTATATTGACTTGATAACTGAACTACGACCGATTCTGTTTGTAAAATCGTTTCCTCTGGTGGGATTAAATAGTGAAACTATTTCCCCCAGATTATGTACTTCGTATGTACCTGGATTCCTGTCAAAGTACTTTAGTTCTCTGTTATTGTAGCTGTCTTCCATGTAACCATCCCTAGCGTTGTTTAAGTTCATTAGTTATTAACGTTTAATTGTCGTGTATGTGTTGATGGTAAGGTAAACAAATAATAATTATATACTATAAAATAAACCAATCGGATATCTTCCGACGTCTACAATTCGCCGAATTATATAGGGGTAGGCAGTACAGGGTATAAGTATTACCCCTGTACTGCCATTTGTCAGTCACCTGTGTCAAAACAACAACGCCGAAAAAAAAAGCTTCAATGGAAAATACTAATGCTAAAAATATCGTTGCAAAACGAACTACAGCTAGAACTGTTGCATGGTGTTACACTATCAACAATCCGACCACACCTATCCCTTTCAACGCCTATTCAATGGCATACCACGTATATGGAGACGAAGTCGGAGAATCAGGAACTCGCCACTATCAAGGATTTATCATATTTAAAAATCGTAAACTCTTTAGTCAAGTCAAGGAACTTTGCCCAGAAGCTCATTGGGAATCAACCAAAGGTACTTATGCGCAAGCAGCGGATTATTGCAAGAAAGAGTCTAAGTTCATTGAGGAGGGAACGCTACCGGAACAACCTCAAAAGAAGGGAGCTCAAGCTACAAAAGATAAATGGAGAAATATCAGTGATAACGCAAAGAAAGGAGACCTTGCAGCAATCGATGCTGAACATCCCAAGCAGTTCGTAAATTCATATCGCAATCTTGTTGCGATACGTAAAGATTTTACTCCTAAGCTTCCCGATCTTAAAGGAGTGTGTGGAATCTGGTATCATGGTAAACCTGGTGTAGGGAAGACAAGATTATGTTCGCTCAAATATCCAAACGCGTATTTAAAGAGAATGAATAAGTGGTTCGATGGATATAATAACGAACCTGTCGTGGTACTTGATGACATTGGAATAGATCATAAATTTATGGGATATGAACTGAAGAAGCTTGCTGATAGATATTGCTATATGGTGGATTATATATGCTACTCATTGGAAGTAACGGCGAAAGTGTAGTTAATCCGATTGTATTATTAGATGTAGGCATACGAGTTAGATTTGAAGATACCGTTTATTAAGCGCCATTATAATAAATAAACATATTGTTTTTTATCGCAAAGTGATTGGTTAGAAGAGACTATATATATGATCCATTTTCCTATTTATTTATTTGTTATTTCCCGACGATGAGTCAAAGATTATCACAATATAAAACAGGATCATATGGAGGTGGTAAATCAAAGAATTATGGTAAAGCAAATTACGCTCAACGCTCAGCTACAAACCAACAAAACATTTTAGCTAAACGCAATTTAGCACCTTTAGCTCGTAGAGGTTTCAATCCTATGGCTGTCGCCAATAACAAAGAACGAAAATACTATGATACACCTGGTCAAACATTCGCAGTTAATACAACTGGAACCTTTATACTCGCACACATTCCAGTACTTGGAAGTGATTACAATAACAGAATTGGTCGTAAAACACTCATCAAATCTCTTTATATTCGAGGAGAAATTATGATTAATCCAGCTGGATCGGTTGAAGGATTTCCTGCTATTCCACGTACAGTAAAAGCACAAGTAGCGAGAATGATTATTTTATTAGATACTCAACCAAATGGTGTTGCTGCTACAACTCTTAATTTACTTAAAGAAGCTGAACCACTCTCGCATCTCAACGCAGATAATAGAGATAGATTTAGAATCTTAAAAGATAAATTATTTACATTCGATCCTTGGGTATACAATCCAATTGCTGGTGCTCCAGCAGCAGCATCTCAATACTGTTGTTTTGGTAAAACAAACTATGCTATCAAAATCTACAAGAAATTGAACATTGAAACTGTATTCAACAATAGTGTTGATCAAACGATCGCAGCTATTAACACAAACGCACTCTATGTTTATTTCATTGGAAACCACGTTCAAAACGACGACTTAGAAGTTAAAGCAAAAGTTTCTTTCAGAGTGCGATTTGATGATATTTAATTTATTTTGCAAATGCACACGTCATTGTGAATATTACCAATTTCCTAGTCATTTTTTTATTTTATTTTTTTTAATTAATAAATTGTTTTCTTTTTAACAAAACTAAATCATGTTTTGTCTCTTCTTTTTCGAACCCTTTGCGCGCTTCGCGCGGGGGCACCCTACGCGCATCGCGCGACCCTAAGAGCGCATTCGCGCTCGACCTGCCAGAGCTTTATTAAGGTACCCTA